ATGATTAGATTCTACATACCCATACGAATCTCGCATCAATCTTAAGGTTGTTGTAAACTTTCCATTCGCTCCACCAACTCTGCTGTATTCATGAGTTACTTCTGCAATTAAATAAGTTCCACTGCTCTCTTGATCAATTGGTTGATCTTTTGCTACTTCGGTAGAAGTTTTATTTACTAATTGAATTTCAACTCTATCTCCAGCACAAATTTCAGAGTTACCAGGAATAACAACAGTCCCCATCTGATTTTTCAAGAGTTCATAGCGCATTAAAGATTGTGCCGCAAAGTGTTTGTGAAAATCACAAAACTCGCTAGGACTATCTGCGCCATCTTCTTCTTCAAACGATGCGATACCTGCATCATTATACCATGATTCATGATCAAGTAGAGAAGAAACAATTCTAGTTGGATAATCTGAAATATCTTTTTCTCTAAACGTAATCAATGATGGAGTATTCTGAGGACCAAGATGCTTCATGTCTTTATATGCATCTTTAACGCTGTAATGATATTCGTGATATTGACCAGTAGAATGATTGAAGAACACCATCAATGAAGAGTATTTACCCATTCTCATTGATGTCATTATATCTGCTTCTGATACAAAACTTGCTTGTGCAATTGCAAATCTATCATCAGCACCATCACTTTGATTTGCTGGTTTTTCAACATAAGGACCCCAAATTTGTCCTTGTTCAATATCCATCAAACTATCAACTGAGAAAAAGTTATATCCTCTTTTATTTTCCCAGAAGAAATAACCAGCACTTCCAGATACTGTTTGTTTTTCATTATTTGTGCTGCTTCCAGATGCTGTCCCAGAAGATGTTGTAGTTCCAGATTGAACACTCTTAATTGATAGCGAAGCAATAATATCAAAAGGTCTTCTATTCACTGGAAGCATTTTTACAGCAAACTGAGTTGTTGCTTCTGCTGGAAAGAATTCTTTATCTGTTTTCAAATCTTCTCTAAGCATTTTTTTGATGATATCATCAGGTTTTCCACTTAGAGGTTTTACTAATCTCACACACTCATTATTAAGAGCTTCAACAGAAACTAGACCCAATGTATATGCTTGTGCTTTTCCTTGAGATCCTCTATTTGCAATTCTCCAAACTACCATTGTATATTCTTGAGGTTCATCCGAAGAACTTGTTTGAACAGTAACAACTACAGTTTCTCCACCCTGAATTGGCAAATCATTAATAAATCCAGAACTATCAGCAATAACTAAGGTTGCTGCTACAAATGGAGAAGTTACACTCTCAACATAAGAGAATGAATTGACCATCTGTTTAATGTCATAACCATCTGTTTCGCCCAGTCTGGCGATAGCGACACTCTTAAGTGAAAAATCTGTCGGGTTTTGAAACTGTTCTGCCATTATCCTAATGATCTAATTTTTAGTTGGGAGAAGGAATCAAGTCCCATCTGACCCATTGATACACCAGCACCAAGAGTATTTGGAATTACATCTCCACCTCCTCCTTGACCAGCAACATTATAATTATTGATCACAGTAACTGGTTGCTGGAATACTGGACCAGAAGTTTGTGCAGATGCTTGCATAACTCCAGTTCCATTGTTTGCTGCTGCTGGTGTTGCAGCAACTTCAGCGGGTGCAGTTGGTGTTGCTCCTGGTGTTGCTGGTGTTGCTCCTGGGGTTGGTGCTGCAGCCATAGTAGTTGCAGTTCCTGGGGTTGCTGTTGATCCAGCTCTACCATGACCTACAAATGCTCTGGTTCCAGCAATTGTTCCACTAATTCCAAATCCATCACCTCTATCTCTAACGTCAGAAACGCCAACTGGCATTGGTAGTCCTGGTCTTCCAGCAATATCCAAACCACCAAATGAACCACCACCAGATCTAGCAGCATGAGCAGCTTGCTCCTGCTCCACATATTTCATCAAAGTTGCATCATCTGGTGGAGTTGCTGGATTGATAGAAATACCAGCATTTGTAAATGTAAAACTCTCTTTCTTAGCAATGAGACCTTTTGCTACTTGGAATGCTGCTCTTCTTGCTTCGATCTTTCCTTGTGGTTTGCCCCAAAGTTCTGTTTCTGGTCCAATGTGGAAGTGATCTCCGCGAGAATTGCCAGTATTACCTTGAATAAAGGTTCCCTGACCTTCCAGAACAGCAGTATTACCACTAGGAACTTGAGTTCCGCCAATCATTTGCGTCTGTGCAGTCAGTTGACCACTTTGCATTTGTGATAAGAATTGAGTTGCTCTTTGACTTCTCGCAGTTACTCTTTCTTGATCTTTTTTATCAAGTGTTGTTGCATTTGCATTTCCTTTGTAGATCGCATTATATGCACCAGTCATGGTTGACATGTTCTGGTTATTAGCACCAACACTCTGGAAGAAAGCGACAGAAGCTTTTGCTGCAACTGCTGGATCATTCATCAAATCAGGATTGTTGACAAGATCAACTCCAATCAAATTACCTATCTTTTTATAATTATTTTTTCCAGTCAGTTGGATAAATCCCCTGCCGCGATACTTATATCCCTCACCGACAGCATTTCCCATTCTTTCTGCTTCAGTCATAGTAGAACTACTATAAACTTCATTAAAGAATTGCTGTGGATCTTTCTTCAATGTTTCAATTTGTGCATCTGACAAATGACTTACACGATCACGAAGAACTTTTCTGATTTGAGCAACAGAAGTATTTTCATAACTTTGCTCAGATTGCATTTTGAAACCACTCTCACCCTCAATTTGGGCGAGCATATTTGATGCTGCTCTATCATCATAACCAGCAGCTTTAATAGATGCCAGAATTGCTCTTTTATTTCCCTCTACAGTATTATCGGTTATGTAAGAAGCGCCTGCACCAGAACCCAGTGTTGCTGCAGATGCAGCACCACCTACAAGACCGCTAATAACACCACCAAGTCCTTTTAGACCTGTTGTGAAGATATCACCAAGACCTTCAAAAATGTTCTCAAACATGTTCTTTCCGCCCATGTTTTCATAGTAATGCTTCATTCCCTTAGCGGAAAGTTCTAGAACCTTTGGATTGAGTGGTCCTAAAGATGCCATAATCATGCCTTCACCAAGAGCTTCACCAATGTTCTTGGTTTCCTTTGCATTATTACCACTCAGGGTAAGTTCCGTTCCATGAAGCATGGAAAGATAACCACCCATTGGACCGCTGGATAGCATACCACCAGCACCCGATGGAATTTTATTAGCACCAGTTAGCATATCGGCAGTACCACCACCCGCCATGGAACCTAACAATCCACCAATCAATGCACCAGCAGCAGTTCCAAGAATAGGAACAACACTACCAATAGCAGCACCAGCAGCAGCGCCAGCAAGACCACCACCAACAGATCCAGCAGTTCCTGCACCAGCCTGGAAAGCATTTTGTCCCGATGACATTCTATCACCAAACTCCAGTCCAGCGGTAAGTAATCCAAGACCAGGAATGCCTCTAGTTGCTTTACCTGCCATCGCAGCGCCTTTTAGAAGACCTCCACCAGCTTTAGCACCCTTAGCAGCACCACCTAATCTACTCAGTGCTCCAAGTTTACCACGAGGTTTGACACCACCACCAGGACGACGTGCTTTTATATCACGCAATCTTTGCCTTGAAGTTCTGCCGTCTCTACCCTGAGTTATTCTACGGACCTTGCCTTTACGCATGTCCATAATATCAGATCCAATGTCAAGCATCTCCATCGCTCGACCCATTCTATTCATGTTGGCGTCATAACCACCCATGCCGCCGCCTGACCCGCCTTTTGCTTGCTGCTCGATCTTCTTCATTGTCGGGGTCAGGAACCCAGACATATCTTTGCCTTCTTCCAGACTTCTCTCTTCTGCCGCCGCTCGCTGACGACCCATTAATTTTTCTTGAGTTAAAGCAGATCTTTCACTCAGTTTAGTGTCGTTTGAAGTCTGCTCTTTAGTGACCTTTACTAAGGTCGAAATTGCTTCAGTATTTTTGGCAACAGCAGCAACAATATCAGCACCACTATCAGGTGAAATTGCAGGCGCATTTGTTGCAGCAGCTGTTTTTACTGTCTCTTGACGAGACTTAATAAATGCCTCTCTTCTTTGGGCATTTGTTAGATATTCTCCAGATGCACCAACACCACTTTGCGCTCTATTGAAAAATGTATCAGCACTGATACCACTACCATCACCAGAAAGGTTTGTGATAGCACCACCCTTTCTAGGACCATCAGGAGATCCTGGCAATCTAGGACCACCAGGAGGAAGTGCTTTTGTTCCAGATGGCAATGCTTTGGGTTGACTGCCCCTAAGCATTTTATATGCAGGTGCCTGTCTCTTGGTAACGTCTCTGACATTTACCTCAACAGCTTTTTGAAGAGTGTCAAGTTTACCACTTACCTCTTCTTTGTTCTTTTTTGTGGTTTCACGCTCTTTATTCCACTGGTCTTCCAACCATTTGGCAATTTTGCCAAATATTGGACTTTCCCCAGATACATCTTGTGGTGTCAGAAAACCGTGTGCCATTAACGTTGCCTTGCTGCTTTTTCTTGCTCTTGCTTAAGTTGTTCCAAGTATTGCATCAGTAGCGTAGTATAAACCTCACGCTCCCAAGGCATCATATTCTCAATCTCTGTCAAGCTATATTTATGATGATGCATCAAAGCAAAATTGGTCTTATAATACCCTTCCATAGTGTTATGGAAGAGGCTTATCCGAAAAAATTGGATAGACCCTGAATAACAACAGTATTTTCTACTCCAGTGTTTGGATTTTTGATTTTCACTTCATGTTTTAAGACGGGAGCATTAACAAAGAAATTTTGCACATCTTCAAATTGCTTATTTGTTAATCCTTCGACAAATTCAACAAATTCTTTTTTTGTAGTCGTAGAACTGTCATATACCTCTTCACCATCAAAAATCTGATCGATGCATTTTGCCATAATCTCAATAACATCATCAGCAGTCGAAGATTTGCCCATAATCGAAACTCTGACAAATTCCTCAAATGAAGGATATTTCATAATTACGCCCATCGTGTCAGATAGCATAATTTTGTTAGAATGCCCTTCTGGTTTAGAAACTTGAACTTCTGTCAAATTGAGATTATAGCGAACTTGCGTTGTTCCGTCATCTTCGCAAGTTAAGTTCATTTCTACAACTTCACCAACTGATACAGCGCGAATTTGAAGGAAAATATACTCTAAGTCAAAACTCGCCAAATCTTCGAGTTTTACGCGAGATTGGATGCAATTCTTTAGTAGTGTTTTTGTAGCATCTTCAATCTGTTTATCATCTTCTGATTGAAGTGCAAGTAAAAGTAGTTTTTCTTCTTTTACGACAAATGGGCGATATTTGATAGTTTTGCCCGTTGAAGGAACTTCCAACTCATAGGTTGGTAGTGCAACTTGTGGTAATGCCATTATGCTTAGATCAGATCATATGTATATTTAGCGCGACTTTTTGACCCAAAAATTAGCGGAAAAAATTTTCCCCAATTCATGGAATTGAAAAGTCAATTTTCAAAAATCGCCAGCTGGTCCAGGAGCAAGAATGCTTGTTCCACCACCATTGTCCTTAAATTTATCGTTTGCCCACTTCTCGTGGTTTGTAATGTCATTCTTGATTACATAATGTCTCATGTAAGAGAATTGTGCTGTAACTTGAGTAAGTTGACTATTTCCAAACTGCAGAGGAACAGCGTCAATAGCATATGGATATGCTTTTTCTAGAACATAAGTAATAGGTGCTCTTTCTGTTGTGGTGTTTCCACCCATTTCTGTCTTAGTGATTGCCATAGTGCAAGCATAGTCATCTCTAAACTTTAATCTAATACTTCTATTCTCATTTCTGCCACCACCAGAAGTTCCAGAAACAGCTTGCATCGATGCAAGATCAAATCCTGATTGATTTTCTCCCTGCTCATTGTGCTCACCAGAAAAGATAAAGTCAACCCAATCTTGTAAAAACTTTAGTGCAGTTAGGTTTGCATCACATAAAAATCCCAATTGAATTTCTGTAAATGTTCTGGTGTGAGGATAACTAACTTGACCACTAC